AGTATTATAAGCATCTTTACCCAGATTGCGTAATAAAGATTGTTGATGCGTGCCCCTTTGAGGGCTATTCCATGCGCCACTCATAAACCCTAAGTTTCCTTTAGGAAGAATATTGGTGAGATAATTTTCCGTCATCTCATTTAAAATAGCTGAACTGGCTCTTTGATTCCTATCTGATAAATAATTACTAATTTGATCAGCATCAGGTAAAATACTTTCCCCACCAGCTTCTATTTTGTTTAAAAATGCATTACGTCTTCCAGGATCACCCTGCAATACATCTCTAATTGCATCTTTAGAAATATCATAATCATCTTTAACTGCCTGTTGAACTAAAGGATCACTCATTGAATCGCTTCGTAAAGTTTCATCCCTTAATGCAGAAGTAGGAAAATCTATTATTTCAGGTATTTCTTGGGAAAACGCACCGCTTGCACTTTCAATGTCTTGTAAATATTGTTTTTTGGTGTTTAATGAAGAGGTAAGAGATGCCAATTGACTTTGTATGCTTCTTATTTCCGGGGCCAATTCTGTAATTGGATTTGCCCAATATGGGTTGCCCCCTAGATTTGGCGCAACCTTTCCTATTATATCGGCGGATTTTCTTAATAGATTGATACTTTGTTCGTCTGCTGCAATCCCTTCTCTAAGAGATTGAATGTTTCTATCACTAGAAAGCAATTCTTTCATTTTTTGGTTGTGTTGGGTTAATCCTTCAATGTAGGGCTTAAATCTTTCATCTATATCTGTGTATACTTGATTTTCTAATTCTTTTTTTTGATTTGCTAATTCTCTTTCTTGATCCCTATTAACTTTCAAACGTTTTAATAGACGATCAAATACCAATTCTCTTTCTTTGCTTGGTAAAAGGTTTCCTTTTTTATCTACTGGATAACGAGAAGGTAATGGAGTATATTCATCTTTTTGAGCTTTGATTAAAGCATCCAACAAATCATGAATTAAATCATTTTGCCAAGCCGTTCTTCCTTGCGCTACCAGAGCCGCTTTATCTCCTTCAGCGGTTGGTTTAAGTGTAATTCCTTGAGGCATCTAAATTCTCCTTACGTCATCTTCATGTATTCAATTGGGTGATGGGCTTTAGGCGGCAACCCTAATCCATTGCTATTTTTATGACTGCGAATTTTTTTGACCATGTTTTCAAAGATTTTAGCGCCTTTGTCTGTGCTACCACCGCCTGCTAACGCCACCGTTAAAGGATCAAACTTAAATTCCTCATTGGCTAAATAAACTGGCATTGGCTTTGAATCTTTTTTAATAAAACTAGCTACGTTTTTAATTAAATGATCGGGAGCATTCTTTTTTATGTGTTTTTCAAGTTCTTTTAAAACTTTAATACCAGAAGAACTTGAGCCATCCCCCAAATCAGCAGTAGAGCTTGCATCAATAATGTAAGAACCAGAAGGAATCTTGGTTCGAATTTTGTCATCTTGACCATTTCCAGGCCCATAAATACCTGTGCTTTTTGTAAAAGAAGCTAATTCTTTATGATTTGCTTTTTTTACCAAACCACCCTTTCTAAACGTCAATTCGTCTGCCGGTGCTTCTATATAAGGCGGTTCTTCACCTCCATATACATAATTAGGATTGCGAATGAATTTTCTGCCAGGTTGATTTATATCAATTTTGGGTAAATTCATGCCCAATTGATCTTGCATCCGTGCATTGCGTCTTTCTAATTCTTCCGCAAATTTATTTTGTTCTTTCATCCGTTGTTTTTCAGCAAGCATGTTCAGGCCTGTCATTCCCAACATTAAAGTGGTTGGATTAGACGCAAGGCTTCCTAATGAACTGAATAATCCAGATCCGCCTGAACTTCCAGCACCTACTCCTAATGCTTTATTAGCAACTGCTTGACCCGCTTGACCGGCACTAGATAATCCTGATGCGCTGGTAGACATTAATTGTCCATTTGCTCCATAAACAGGGGCAGATCCTGCGCCGTACGCGCCCCCCATGCCGCTGGAAGACAACATGTTAAACCCGCCCCCCATTGAGTTAGCAAGACCATCTGCTCCCCAACTAGCAGCAGCTGCTTTTAATGCATTAGGGAATGCCTTATTACGTTCACCTGTTAGCCATGTAGAACCACCAGATCCAATAGCAGCTCCAATAGGTCCCGCTAATTGATGTCCAGCCACGCCAGCACCTGCTTGAATACCTCTTCTAAAAGATTTCCCCCAACTAGCTCCTGTTACTTTGTGGGCCAAAGCATTTCCTAATCCAGCTCCAATAGGCCCCCCAACTAGTGCGCCACCAACAGTCCCAACTACTCGAACAACAGATTTAAAAAAGTTTTTCCAACCAAATTCCAATAATCCAGTTTTAGAATTAATTGAATATTTTCCATCGTTAAGTTCTATGAAAAATTCCACTAAATTTTTGGGCAGCAACACCATTTCTGTGTCACCGTCTTCTCCCATATCAGCTAATGTACTTTGTGGGGGTTCTTTTTGTGCAGGGGCTTCTCTAAAAGGTAATGATTGTTCTTTAGCTATTTCATAAGCTTCATGAATTTTAGGTGATAATTTTCCATCATCAACTAAGTCAGATTTTACAAGTTTGAATAAATCACGAATTTCAGGATCTTCAATAATCGTGCTTAATTTTGAATATTCTCTGTATCCCGTATCGTCATCAATAGAAGGACCGCCTTGCAAATCATCTAAAGCTGCGCATTCGCTTTTGGTCATATGACACAAAAGCATATCAACGCCGGGAACTTCTGTAGGGCTTTCTACTCCGTTATCAATGAATTTCTCTTCCATACATCACCCAAAATATGAATAGGGGTATGAGAATGGCATTCCGCCATATCCTTGATTATTTTGACCACCATAAGGATTCATTGGTTGCTGATACCCTTGATTTGGTTGTTGATAGCTCTGTTTCAAAGCGCCTAACGTGTCATTAAATTGTTGACGTGTTTGGTTGTATTGATTCATTGCTCCTTGAGCTTGCTGCTGCCCTTGGTTATACATGTTTTGCCCATATCCTTGGGCTTGATTCATGTAATTTTGGCCCTGGTTATAAAGGCCCTGACCGTAGTCCTGAGCCTGTTGCTGGTACTGATTGGCCATGTTTTGGCCTTGGTTATATATATTCTGGCCGTAATCCATGCCTTGATTATATAAATCTTGACCATAATCTTGGGCTTGCTGATAAGCATCCTGAGCTTGGCTGCGACCCTGGTTATACATATCTTGGCCCTGGTTGTATAAATCCTGGCCATAGTCCATAACTTGTTGACGACCTTGGTCATACATATCTCGACCTTGGTTATAAAGGCCCTGACCGTAGTCCTGAGCCTGTTGTTTATATTGATTAAAAAGATCTTTCCCTTGTTTCTTATAAGATTGAGCTTGATCTTTATATTGATTGAAAGCCTCTTTCCCTTGATTAATAAAATCACCATATTCAGAATCCACACCAGCTGCTTTTAAACCTGCATTTAATAGTTTTTTAACGGGGATTTTTCCTTTGGAAAGTGAAGGAGCTATTTCTCCTAACATTGCACCGGCTTCTGGAGGCAACCCAAAATACTCACCTATTCCTGCTCCGGCAATCGCTCTCATTTCAGGAGGAAGATTGCTTGCAATATTTCCAATGGCTGATAAGGATTTTTTACCCCCTTTAAGAACCTTTTTTCCTATGCCAAATGGATCCAAAACATGCTTAGCGCCTCTGCCTAAGGTTTTGCCTAGGCCACTAAACATTTTTCCTAATGAAAAATACTCTGGTAAACCATCTTTTGGATTTCGTGTTTTGTGACCTGCCAATGCATCCAATAAACGATTTGTGCGAGGACCGATCATAACGATCTCAGTGTCACCATATCGCCCATTTTTCTTTAATTTTTCTACATGACCACCCTCTGCATACCCATCTTCTTTGTGCTCTTTAGCGTGCTTCATGATAAGTTTATAAAGATGAGGGTTCTTTAAAATGGCTTCTAAACCAGGATAAGCGCGCTGTTTAGTTTTGCGATGACGCGTAGATTTTCCTTGAAGCTTATCCAATACATTCGCTTCTTCTTTGGACATATGCGCATAATTCATTTTTCTGCGCGCAATCTTTCCACCCGTTGCAAAAGATTGCATATCATTTTGATTATAAGGATTAGGAACCTTCTGCCATGTCGGAACAGACTGAAATGGTGATTTTGTCTCGCTTTGATCCATGCTTTTTCCTTGAGGAAGTGTCATGTTTGGCATTGGATCTTGCTGTTGATCTTGATCTGAATACATGGGTAATACTTAAATTATACTGTTTAATTAAGTATACATAATTATTTATAATTATTCCAATAATACAAAAAAATGCAGCATTTTGGAGATCAAAAAATCATTTGATCAAATATTGGAATGATCGTATGTTGGGATGATCATATGAAATAGAAAAAAAATGATTATTTCCGTACTAAATCAAAAAGGTGGAGTTGGTAAAACCACATTATCCATCCATATAGCGTCTGCTCTAGCATTAATGAATAAATCTGTTTTGCTTATTGATGCAGATACCCAAAGAAGCGCCCTAGATTGGGCAGCAACCCGTCAAAAAGACGCCTTGTTTAATGTGGCAGGAATCTCTTCGGCCAGCATTCACCGAGAAGTAAGGCTTTTTAGACCTCGTTATGATTTTATTATTATTGACGGACCGCCCCGTATTCATGACGTGGCAAGAGCTATTATTGCAACGAGCGACCTTATCCTTATCCCCGCTCAACCCTCCCCTTATGATATTTGGGCAGCTGATGAAATTGTAAAACTTATCAAGGAAGTAAAAGAAACGTTGCAAGATTTAAAAAAAATAGATGCGGCTTTTGTAATTAATAGGAAAATTAAAAATACTGTTATTTCGCGTGAAGTTTCAGAAGCGCTTAGCAATTATGATTTGCCTGTTTTAACATCAACCCTTCATCAGCGTGTTACGTTTGCCGAAACTGCCGCACAAGGATCAAGTGCTGTAGAAGAAGAACCGACCTCCCCTGCTGCCCAAGAAATTAATGCTCTAATCACAGAAATTTTAAATAGGGTTTAAAATGGCAAAAAAAATTGGATTAACATTACGACCATCTTCACCTGTTGTAGAATCTCAAAAAGAGCAAGAAAAAGAACAAAAAATAAATGCATGGATAAAGGGATGCCCCAATAAAAGACTCAATGTGGAAATCCCAAGTTCTCTTCATGATCAACTTAAAATATTAAGCATAAAAAAAGGTATCTTGCTCAAAGATCTTGTAATAGAAACCCTAATGGAAAAGATCAAATGATCTTTGTTTCATAATATCAAATGAAATTATGATCATATGTTGGTGATCTAATTGTTTATTCAGGAAAGAATTCTTCATTTGTAATTTGCTCAAGCGTATAAGGACATGCATTTGGAAATGTTTTTTCATCTAATCCTGTTTCATCCATGGCATCATCCTTAGCGTCTTCATAGGCGTCTAGCAAACAACCGTCTAATTTTGACTTAAGGCTAGGATTTTCAGCCATAATTCTTTGAATTCCTCTTCTTTGCTTTTTAATGCTAATTCTCCAACTATTGCCTCGTAAACTTGGCTGGAATTGCCACTTTAAGAGATGCATCAAAAGCTGTGCCATACGACTAATTAATTCTCTTTTTTCAGATGCCCCCATACATTCTAACTCCTCAATCAAATGCTTAATATCTAGTTCATGAAACTTGCCTTGGCGCAATAAATTAGCTTCAGTTAAACTCCAGCCATAAAAATCTTCATCATGTTTAGGATTATGAATTTGCATTTTTTAATTCCTCCTTTAAAAAATTGTTTTTCACTTTAACTTAAAATAACCATGCTACGCTACTTTAGATATACCCCCCTCATAACATGGTGACATTAGTGACATTAGTGACGCGCTAAATAAAAATCAAAAAATGATAACTTAACCTTTAATTAAGGTAAGGCTTGAATAGTTTGATAAAAATAAGTTGCCCACTGACGCCAATCCTTATCTTCTGGATATTGAATTTCGGACGGAATAGGAATGCTTGCTATTTGTGGATTAAGTAAAATGACATGGCGTGCCCACTGACGCCAATCTTTTTCTCCATTAGAAATGGGAATCCTCATTGTGGTTAAATCGTTTCGTATATGATTTGACCAATTCTCAAATGGTAAATTAACGGGATTAGTGAGATTCGGCATAATTCGGCAATATTCGGCAATGTTCGGCAAGATTCGGCAAAGTCCGGCAAAGTTCCATATTATGGATTAACATCGCCAACCTCCCAATCATATAAGGTTTTTCCACCTTGAAAAAATCCACCTATTTCATTGTTTTCAAATCTTAAAGCCACAAGACGACCTTGACTTGCTGTATCAACGTAACGGGTGTTTCTATCAAAAGTGTAGGGACCATCAACTAAAATATTTCCATTGTAATAATCAGCAGCCCACATCATGTTTAAAATGGAAAACTGCATGCTTCCAACAAGAGAAATATCTGGTTCCAGACGGCGACTGCGCGTTAGACGATTCTGCCCTCCTTGATTAGAGAATATGTCCATAATGTGGTGTGTATAGTGACTAGGAATAGAAAAAGAATTGTTACCGATGACTTTGTCATAGCCGGTCTCATGCTCCCACAACAAATAATAATCCTGAGGACCACGGCGTGTTTGCAACGTAGTGATTTCTGAATCTGCTAATAATGGTTTTGGGAAAAGATTCGTTTGAATACCAGCAGAGCGACCATTACGTGAATCATACCAGAACTTGCCCACAGGATTATAAGCAATAAATGCACCATTTTCAGTGCCGTCCTTAAGGGTAAAATACCATCTAATTTCATCATATCTTGGAATAACAATACCAAATATTTTGTTTCTGTATTGAAGGTTTACATTGTCAAAAAACCAATCTCGATTCATTGTGTTTGGTATAGGCTGAACCACACCATCGTACATATAAAATTGATCAATTCCGATCCAAAAGTACGTTTGTTTGTAACTAACTACACAACTGTTTGAGATGATAGAGATATTGCTTTCAATAATGGTTGAAGCGAACACATAAGTAACCACACCATCAGTAACAACAGGTGTATAAGTAATTCTTCCAAGGCTATTAAGAGACCAAAAAAGACCGGTAGGAACGCTAGCGCCAATAATTGAAGTTATATAAACAATCTTTGTATTGGCAATTGTGTTTTGAAGAGGCGCATCAGAACTATCGCGCCAGGTATTTAAAGAATCAGTTGCGTTTGGGTCAGTCCATTGAATTTTACCGTCATTACCATATGCCACTAAAATAGGAGATAAAAACACAATGCCGCCACTACATTGGATCGGTCCTAATACGCTATCGACAATTGGAGTTAAAGGGCTATTTGTATCAATAGGACCATAATAGATAGGCCCTTCAATGCTATTATTAATAGAAGATGCATTAGGGCAAACTTGCGCTAAAATTTGTGAAACGGGATAATCATCGCTTACGCTTGTAAAAAGATCAAAACTCCAAGAATTTTCTGGGTTTGCCACAAAAGTTGTTGGGGTTCTTTCAACTTCATCCACATTTTGAATATCAACGTTATCATCAACAGGTAAACTTATGTAACTTAAGCTATTGGCTCTGCCTAAATACACATCCACATTAATATCTCTGGCCACCGCAAACATATTTCTAATAATTTCATTGGTGCCATAATTTACGGCTTTACATCCGCCCATTTTACGAGGTTTATTGTTATAAAATCGTGTGTTTTGCCCATCAATAAAATTTTCTGAGTCATAAACGGTTCCATCCCTTTGGATGCCGGGTAAACTTTGAAGAGGAACAACTTGATAGTTATTCATAATCTAAGCCCACGTTGGAAGGCCGGCAGCAAGGGTTAAAACTTGTCCATCTGTGCCAACAGGAAGTGTTACCCATGCACCTGCATTATAATAAAGAATATCTCCGTTTGCAGGCGTTGCTGTTCTTTGCCATGCGGTTCCATCGTAGTAAAGAAGACTGCCTGCAAGGGGAGTGGTTATTGATACCCAGTTTGTGCCGTTGAAATAAAGCAAATCACCGGCGGCGGCCGCAGCAGTATTTTGCCATGCCGTACCGTTGTAATAAGTCATGCTGCTTGCGACAGGGGTAGCTGATGTTTGCCAAAGAGTACCATCATAGTATGCAAGACCACCTGCGTTAGCGGCTGCTGTATTTACCCAGTTTGTGCCGTTGAAATACGCAAAACTTCCATTATTGGGAGCGCCTGTAAAAGCCCAATCTGTGCCATTGTAATAAGATAGTGCATTAGCACCAGGCGCTGCTGTAGCAGCCCACCCAGCGGGCTTATAATAAAGAAAGCTTCCATTATTGGGATTAGGGGTCAGTATCCAATCTGTTCCATTATACGCGATCATGTTTCCAGCGGCAGCTGGGTTAGGTAATAATGCGTTTAAAGTGAGTCCACGTGGGTCAAATACTACCGTTCCATCATTGTTAATTTGGATATGATGAACTCCATTAACACCTATTCGACCGTAAGTAGGGTAAGCTTCAAAAAAAAGATTGTTTCCGTTGGCTGGGCTATAGATTGACAGTAAAGTTCTTGTTGTGGCGCCTGCGTTGGTTAACCGCATTCTGGCAGTTGTGGCGCCTGCATCTGCGGTATAGTACAAACTAACACCTGCATTTCCTGAATCTTCAACGTCTGATTGCCCAAGAATTGCATATTTTGTAGGGTCAGCATTGTTAAAAAACTTTAAAAGACTAGTAGTAGGCGTTGGACCAAAAAACTGGAAAGTAGATGGATACGTGCTAGTAGTAACAAGCGAACACCCATTGGCTGTTGCAGAAAAAGTATTTGCATAGGTGCCTCCTTGAGTTTCCAACACCATAGAAGCAGTGTTTGTGCCTGGTATCAGATTAAAATTACACGTCAAACCACCTAAAGTAGGACTTAAGACCGCGCCTAAGTTTGTCATGCCAACAGCTAATTCATTACCTTCAGGCGTGATCAAATCAAGTGCCGTACTTGTGGTTCCATTAGTCGTTAAAGCAGCTATTTCGGTTGTGCTATAAAAACTTAAGTAGGTGCCATCTGCTCCAAGACCCATATTTGGATAATTTATAAAGCTATAAGATGGGTATGTTGTATCGCCAGCATTAATCAACAAAGAAGGTTGAGTAGCGGTTGTTCCAGAAAACGTGGCTATCTCCACTCCATGTGAAGCAACCGTTGGGTTGTAAGTGGAGGGCAAAAACAATCCTGAGCTTGAGTCCGATTGAAAAGCTAAAGAAGGGTTGTTAACAGTTCCATCTTCTAAAAGTAGCGTTGCAATGTCATAGCTTGTAGGCACCACAAACAACCGCACTTCACTAACCAGCGGATCATTTGCTAAATAAGCAATGATTTTGGTGCCCATTGGTACTTCTATGGGGCTACCTATAGGAACTGCTGGAGATCCAGCGCTTATATAGATTTTTGAGCCATTAAGGGTGGAGCAAAAGTTAGCGATATACCAATTGCCGTCGGTATTTCCATAATAAATCGTTATATCCCCAGATATAGTAGAGGCTGAAAAAAATTGATGAATAAAGTTGTTTAACTGGTTGGCACTTAGGGTGACTTCTCCCCCTGTTGCTTGAGCGTTTAAAGAAATGTTTACAACACTATCAATAAAAGATGTGCTTGATCCAAGGCCTAAACTCCACCATTTTGTTGTATCAGTTTCATCATTGATTAAAGTAACGCTCTGCGTTGTTGCTAAAGAAAAATTCGTGATGTTATTAACGGTACCTACAAAATTAACATTGCCTGTCCCTATATTGTTAAAAGAAACTGTAAAACCCCCTCTAAACTGATCAAGGGTAATGGTGCGTTCAGCGGCACTATTAATAATGAAAATTTTAGATTGATCATCTTCGGTAATAGCATAATCGGTCGTAATGATTTCAGGAGGAATTACGGTGTCTAATTTTGCAGCCACTGCTTCTAATCCGTGCCCTGCAAGAGCAGCAGCGGTTGCCTGGGAAGTGCCTGCACCCTGCTCTATTATTGCCCACTCACCGCCTGTATCAAGCGTGTAATTGATTAATTGAAACCACCAGGTAGTGCCCGCATCAATTGTTTGTAATAAAATTGCGTTGTTATCAAAAACACTAAAAGTTTCGGTAGATGCATCGACATTTCGTATGTAAATGTTCATGCCCAAGCTAACTTCATTAGCATTAGGTAGGCTAATGCTGCAATTTTCAGCTGTTACGGTAAAATTATTTGCGGCCGCACAAATGTCGGTAGCTGTTGTATAAGGAGTTGGCCAAAATAGATCAATATGTTGATCTTCGGTATCTAGCGTATAACTTGCTGAACTTACATAAGCTGTTTGGACGGCTCCATAATTAATCGATTGAACGGTCATAAAACTCCTTAATGATTATTAGTAGTAAAGCCCACATAAATACGCTCTTTATCTTCGTTGCTTACTTCTTGCATTGCTGTTTGGTAATATTCTTTCCAAACCCCTATGCGCTCATCGTCCTTTAAGTAAGACGCTGTCTCAAATAAACAAGCATAGGTAAGCACTTGTGGAATGGTTGCCGTTAAAATGTTGGTACCTGTGGTTTCATCTAAAAGAGGAGGAATTGCATAATAAGCAAATTCATAAGGATAATTTTGATCAGGCGTTGGCACGATTTTGATAGAATTAAAATCGTAGTCAGCAAAATATTTAGGCTCTCCCACTTCATTTGAGTTGGGCCAATACATATCGCAATATTCATTTGTGCGAAACTGAAGAATAACTTTGCCGGTATCGGTTAAAATATTGAAATAATTGCTTTGCAGCCAGTTCCCAGGTTTTGAAAACACCTCAACACCAGCCGTTAACTCACCTGTTACAAACTGTTTAATGTTAAGGATTTTAAGGTCCTTACAAACCCGTTGTTGACCAAAAAGAATGAATAAAGGAATGCTGCTGATAAAACGCGCATCCTGCCGTTCTACGTACTTTTTTATTTCATCGGTTAGGGTTTCGTAGGTGAGAACAAAGGCCATGACACTCTCTATCCGCCTTGTCTTACCGAGTAATTAAAGTTTATGCCTTTCCATGCGCTGCCGGTTTGTGCTCCAAAATAATATTTATAACCAGCGATAAAGACTGGTTGGCGAATGGTATACGTCCCATCGCCGTTTAAAACGTTCATTGAATTTAAAATAAACTGAAAGTAAGAGCCATTTTCGTTACCATTGCTATTAAGCAAAACAGTGACTGCTAATGTGTATTGATAAACATCACTAGAATTATAAACCCGTAAAAATCCATTTCCTATGCAAACGGGACCAGAATTAATAGATGGGATATAAGAAGATGGTATTTCAAAAGAAGCATCTGGTGGATACAAAATATAATCGCCGCCAGAATCACACACTAATGCCGGAGTACTAGAAGTGCTTCCTAAAGAAACAAAAACCTGACTTCCTATACGTTCATAAAGAATACCTAATGCATACGTTGCTCCTGGATTTCCTTGAGATACAAAACGTAAATTGTACGTTGTACTGCTTGCTCGATAATAAGATAAAAAATCAGTGTTACCGGCTTGCCCCGTATTAGGAAAAGCTAAAGATCCAGGAACAATAAAGTTGGAAGGAATACTTAACGTCGTATTTCCACTGACCGTGCTGGCTGTAATTTGATTGTTAGTTCCTGCAATTGTGCTAATAGCTGTGCCATTTACTGCTGACGTAATTCTTCCAAATCCATCAACAGAAATAGTGGGGAAAGTATAAGTTCCAGCTGCTACCCCAGTAGCTGGCATTTGAACATTAATGTTTCCAGATGTGGTAACAGGAGACCCGCTAATAGTTAACGAACTATTTGTAGATGTAATGCCAACAGAGGTGACAGTACCATTTCCACCACTTCCACTTGAAGCGCCTATGACCCGACCATAATCATCAAGAGTAAGCTGAGGATTCATGTAAGTTCCAGCTACTCCAAAAGCTGGAAGATTTACATCTATAACACCTGAAGAGGTAACTGGATTAGTGCCGCCAATTGTTAAAGTGCTCCCTGAAGACTCTAAGCCAACTGAAGTAACAGTACCTTCACCAGCTGCTCCTACAGCAACACCATAATTTACAACAAGACGATTGTTTCCGGCATCTGCAGTGACTGAACAACTTGCAGCACCTGAGCCTGTAAAATGAAGTTCCGGGTAAGCACCAACAGAGCTTCCTCCGTTAGCGCTTCCTTTTACTAATTGAACAGTTCTTTGTGCAAGAACTCCAAGAGTAGGAGGTCCGTCTAAGCCATCCTGATTGTTGATATAAAGGGTGCCGTCTGTTTGAAGAGAAGTTGTTGTAAAAGTTGTAGTAAGAGCATTGTAAACAGCAATTCCAGAACTATTTAACTGAACAATTGAATTCAATCCTAAAGAAGGAGAAATCAATACATTTCCAGCTGCTCCTCCTGATTGAATCTCTAACCCAGGTGTAGCCGTTAAAACTTGCCCATTTGGCAAATCTATAGGTTCACTAGCTAATAATACATACGAAGAAGTAGACGGAGCGTTTGCCATTTTAACAAAATAAAAAAAACCATATATACTATAATAAATGATTTTTTATACTTAGTCTTTATTTATGTATACTTAACAATTTTTAACATTACGAAGCGACACATTGCCCCATTTTAATTTAAATCTGTAACAAATTATTAATGCTAATAAACCAATCAAACATGCATTATTATATTGCAAAAAAATTAAATTAAATTAGTTCTCGTTAAACTCACAACAGCATCAAACTTTGCAACATTATCTAGGTCTCCATACCACCAAAGGGAAAAATTTAAGTCAGTTGCATTTATACCGCTAAAATCAACATAATCAGTCCAAGTAAAAGTAATCATATCAAATGAAGTGTCGGAATATGTTGATGCATTGCTATGTCTTGTAAATGGCGTTTGTTGGTTAAAAACAAATGGAGTATATACAGCGCCGTTTGTATCTATAAATTCAAAATACATTGCTAATGCTTTATCCAAGGGATTTGTCATTTGTCTCATATTAATACTAAACTCAATTTTATATTGATTGAATGTATTTGCTGCGTTGAAAAATTCACTTGGTAATGACATAGGGGATTGATGTTGATTACTCCAAGTATTATTCAACCCACTATAATCGATAGTGCTAGCCATTTTATGACTATAACATATAGGTAATGTATAGGAACCAGAGTAAGTGATTAAATTGTAAGAATTTAAATTAATACCGTTGTTACAAGTTAAAGAGCAGGTAGTTCCAGCTTCTAAATTAAGTCCTTGCGTAACAGTATAAATATCAGACGCTGATATAGTATATGGACCAGAAGAAGTTACTCCTGACACATTATATTCAATATTGGTAAAAGTACTATTATCGTTAAAAGTTAATGAAGTTGCCGTAAGTTTGGATTCGACATTATTTGAAGCATCAGCAATAAGTAATTCTTGACTTCCAGCAAAATTACCTAAAAATACTTCTCGGTCGCCACCATCATACAAAAAATTTAAACTATTCTGATTTATCGTAAGACTATCGGTAGGATTATTATTATCGTTAAAAGTTAATGAATTTGAAGTTAATTTTGAATTTGAATTACTAGATGGGTACTCTGCAATTTCTATTGCTGGATTACCAACAGTATTAGATATAAATATATACTGGTCGCCACCCATATACGAAAATTCCAAAGAATTATTGTTTAATGTGGTTGAATTATTTAAGTCCGCCCCATTTTTGATCTGAATAGGATCGGTAAAAGTTTGGTTATTTTTAATTACTGACATTTTATTTTTTCCTTAAATTTGATGACCTGCTGTTGCTAATGAGTAATAACCCACCCATTGAATGGTTGTTGCAGTGAGTCCAGTCACTTGAATTTCGACATCAGTGCCGTTTATGACGACATCTAGGTTTAAACCCGCATCTGTCTCTCCCCCGCTAATCCAAGGATCAGTTGTAAAAGAAACAGTTCCCCCTTGGTTATTGGCAATAACGGTAAAGTTATAACCAATACTTTTTGAAGGAGCGGCTGAACCGCCAGAACCTGCTAAAAATCCTGAAATAAACACACTTTGATCTGTGGGAATTGCAATTGTTCCCGCAGCAACTGGAGTTGCATCTGTTGTATCAATATTAATTGAAATCACCGGCAAACTTGCCCCATCAGCTGCTGCTGTTAAGCGTCCATATGCATCAACTGTAATGTTGGCGCTTGTATAGCTGCCTGCGGTCACACCGGTTGCTGGAAGATCAGCTTGGATGTTTCCGCTTGTTGTAATGGGGGTGTTGGCAATTGTTAGGGTGCTATTAGGTGAAACAAGTCCCACTGATGTAACGGTTCCCGTTCCAGCAATAGGGGAATTATAATTAACAAGGATTCGATTATTTGCAGGATCTGCACTTACAGAACAAGCAGAACCGCCAGTTCCTGTAAAGTGAAGCTCTGGATACGCACCAACTGAAGTTCCAGCATTAGCACTTGCTTTAATTAACTGCACTGTGGTTTGTGGAACAACCCCAAATAAAGGATCTCCACCAGAACCTACCGGATTATTAACATAGATAGAGCTATCATGTGTCAAAATTACAGGTACTAATTGCTTATTGGTGGCATTAAATACCAACAATCCTGAAGTGGCTAAATTTTGAAGGGAAGATAGAGCACCGGTTGATGTAATCGTTGCCGTTCCTCCAGAACCACCAGAGTTTAATTGGATACCGTTTGTTGCTGTTAGGCGCTGACTGTTAGGTAGCGCACTATCTGATGACATTAAAAGGTAACTTGAGGTAGAAGGTGCATCAGCCATAAAAGGTCTCCTTAATGATAAACAATGCTTAAATTTAAAAAATTATTTGCTACTAACGGTCCGCTTGTTTCATTTTGTTCTAACTTTGGAATATCCAAAGGTTCTGAAACATTTCCTTCAATTTGCATTCCTAAAGAAAACCCACCGGTCGTTCTGTTATTTGCGTAAAATTCAGTCAAAATATTTGGTATATATACTATAATACTACCAAGTAAAACCCCAGTAAAATTAATTATATCATTATTTAATTGTTCTTCAGTTAAAAGAATAGATCCAGACATTCCTTCTAAATCCACTGTAACTGATGTGGTTTGTGCGTTATAAACAACAGGGTCTGGACGAGCGTGATCTAGGGGAACGGGATCCAACTTAATAATAGGAATTAAATTTTGAGGGTTGGGAACGTCTTGATACTTTGGGTTAACATAAAACCCAGTCCAGTAAAGCCCCATACCTGCATATTCATATTGCTTGACCATTTTGGCATGCTGAACCATTAAACCGCTGTAATCACACACACCAAGCCCTCTAGGCTTAGAACGCATTTGACGAGTGTATTTTCCTTTAGCGCCAATCCTCATGGTCTTAACCACGCAAAATCAGGATTAATTGAAAGAGGAGAATTCGATTGGTTAGTAACAGCTGCTTGTTGATACGCTTCGTCGCGTCTTTTTTCTAGTTGCATAACCTTATCTAATGAAACATTAAAGAAGGGTTTTTCACTCAATCTAAATGCTACGTCAGCTACCAATGCATCTAAAAACCTGCGTGGAACATCAAACTGCTCAAACAAATACACAACATCTTGGGGGTAAAAATAGCCCGTATAAAGAAGAGCGGTGTATTGAATATTTGATTGAGAACCAGGAACTGGCCACAACGTAATCGTTGGGTTAATTTGCTGATTAAAGAAATACGACGTAGAAACATAGTTAGCTATTTGTTTATTAGCAAGTTGCATCCACTGAGTATAGGAAAGTGACCCTAAAGCTCGATCGCCTTGGCCTTGAGACTGAGGTTGAGAAAAGTATAATTGCTCAATTGCTAATGTGGCGCCTGATGTTTCTAAAATACGCCAATAACGCGCATTCAACGAATTGGTTAAAACAATCCACCCCACTTGATTTTGGTTGTAATTAATCAATTCAGGGGAATTAAGCGTAATCCATTGTGTTCCATCAAAAGAATACTGAACCGCTATTTTATAGACAGAGCTATTATTTAAGGGCTGAATACCTACATAAGTGACT